AACTTAGGTGATAGTTCAATGTTGGTTTGTCCATCGCTTACACCATTAACGGTTATCCTTCCGGCACCGTTTCCGCCTGGTACTGTTAGTACGTCATTGTTTGTATAGTTTACACCTTTGTTTACAATGGTAGCTCCGTTAACAGCTCCACCACTTACTGTAATAGTAGCAGTAGCACCAGTACCTGTTCCACCTGTTGGTGTTACTGTACCTGCTGAATAACCTGAGCCTCCAGTGAAACCATCAAAGGCTGCTATCTCTCCGGTAGGATATGGATGCTTATAGATGGGTGCGTTAGCATCGTTTGTTACATAAAGTGTAGTGACCCCTGCGTTCTTGGGATCATACATTGTTGCGTTTGCCATAGTTATTTCGATTTGTTAGGGCCAAGTTCATCTGTAAAAGCTTGTCGCTTCTTTCCTGTTTTAGGATCTTTAATCATTATAGGTCTACCAGAATCATCAACCGCTTTGATTCTATCTGGTGGTCCACTAGGTCTTATCTTTAATGTTGATGCCATAGTTAAAATTCAATGTTAGAACGTTCTAACTTATCATACATCTGCTTACGATAAGCAGGATCTTTATCATAACGTGGATCAGTCATAGCTTCTACTACTTGAGCTTGACTCTGGAATACATCTTTAGTCTGAGAAGGTGCCTTACCAGTAAGCAGTTCTCCATCAACTCCACGAGAATCGTTGAATCGATAAGTCAAAGCTTGTACTGCAAAGAAAGCAGCAAGTGGATTGCCTTGATCCATTACAGCATCATACATCTTAACTTCATTCTCGCTAAGATTATCCTGAGCCCAAGACATCATGTCTCCGTACTGCTCTTCTCCACCTACTACACCTTTTAACTGAGTAATATTATCTTCAGTTAAAGCAGACTGTACAGTTTGATTACTATTACGATACTCTAAGTACATTTGAGCTACCTCTTGGGCATCCATCTTACCTAGTTTATCCATAGTATCCTGAGAGAATTCAGCTTGAGCTTCTTCCCAAAGAGTATCTAAGAATTCTGTATCAATTGGTTCTTTCTTATCTTCTTCTTTAGCTTCAGGTTTCTCTTCAGGTTCAGCAGTCTCTTCCTTAGGTTCACCAAGTTTCTTTTGTAACTCAAGGTAACCTTGTTCTAAGTCTTCTGCACTTTTGAATTTACCAGCAAGCATTTGTTCTTGCTGTTCAGCTAGTTTCTCACCAACTTCTAGAGACTCTTGTTCTTCTGTACTGAGTTCGCCTTCAGCTTGCTCATTCGGATTGTATGTTAGTGTTGCCATCGATTGTAATTACTTTTAAATTTCCTAGTCCAACATGTGTAACCTTTTTACCAGGTGTACTTATTGTTGGTTTTCCAACACGCATCTTTGGAGCATATTTGTTAGGCTTCTCTTCAAAGAGTTCCTTATCTTCTGTACTCAAAGGTGGTTGGACTTTTTTGGTTTTGACCCGCTTAGGGCGGGAAGGTTTAACCTGGTCCACTGAGTTCCTCCGCTAGTTGTGGGTTTTTACTTGGGTCATTCATCGGATCACCTGTAGCTATCTTAGCTTGCTCTAGACCCATCTGCTGTTGTTGCATTGCTTGCTGCTCTTGTTGTACTTCCTGCATAGAACGTACTAAGTTAAGTACATCAATACCTTGAGATGCTGCTAATCGTTTAATGACTTCTTCAGCATTAATGAATTGTCCGATGGCTTCCGGTCCCATAGTTTGAGCGATAGTAGTTAGGAATGAACCTAATGCTTCTCTATCTTGACCACGTCCAAGTGCATTAACACCAGCTACAATGGTAGGTTTCACCATATCTTTAGGTAGCTTAGGTATTTGTCCAGTCTTCTGGAATGTAGATAACTTTCTATTTAAATATGGTACTAAGAATTCAACTGTAAGTAGACTGAATAGTCCACCAAGCTGTTGCTCTAATTCCATCTGTGTCATGCGTACTTCCTCTGCGGTTGTACGTTCTGACTGTCTAACATTTAGAATCAAGAAAGCTTCTGACAATCTCTTCTCTAACTGTTGCATCATATTGTAGGCGGTTGCAAAGTCAGCAGTTTTACCTACTTGAATTACACCTATGTCGTCAGGACGTCCTTGTACTATAGCACCATTTCCAGCAGCCGCTAGGGTCTGTGGTTTTGTAGTACTACTAGGACTTACAACAAAGACAACCTTAGCTGCCGCTGCTGATCCTTCAACTAATGCTTGAGATAAAGCCTCAAGACTTTTAAGATCTCCTACAAATTCCTCTACACGACCACGCCCGTAGGCTTCTCCATCAACTGTATTGAATCTGAGATGTAACCATGGTGATGTATTAAGAGGTGCTTTACCTTGAGATCCTGGTACTATTTTATCGAAGACTTCTTGATGCCAGATGAAACGATTGTTATCTCGTTTGATGTATGTATAAACATCGCAGTCATCATTGTCTTCTCCTTCTGCATTAACTGGGGTATAGTCTTTCACTACATCCGCCAGTAATTTTTTAGCAATTTTTTCTTTCGTGATTATTTCAATCACATTACCGTTGCCATCTCGATCTATAACAAAGCGGTTTAGTGGATAGAGTTTTAACCCTTCCTTACCCATAAAGATTAGAGCGTTGCCTGCTACTACCAAATGCTTCAGTGCTTGGTGTATTACTACACGATCATCAGAAGCTGCGATAGCATCCATGATAGTGCGCTCAATCTTTGCAAAGGATAAATCTAATTCGGTTTTAACTTCTGGAGGTAATTCTCCTAGTTGACTATCGTCTACCTGAAGTTTGAAGAAACTTGTTTGAACAGGTACAAGAGCTAACATAAGTTTACTTGCTAAAGTAACCACTCCTTTGGCGCCAACGGCTTGCCAAGGAGATTGAATGTCTCTTGTACCTCCTTTATAAATGTCTTCCTCTCGAATTAAATAAGGGAGTGTAAGTCTAGAACTTTGATCCGCTTGTTGTAAATACTCAGAACGGTAGCTGGATAAATAATCATACCTAGATTTGGCTGTCATTATTCTATGCTATGTTGAGTGTGCGTGTTTTATCTGTTGTCCTACCTAATTGTGCTGTACCTCTAGCAGCTTGTAAACCGATACCAGATGATTTAATTCTAATACCTGTTGGAGCACGATCAGACACTCTTGAGTCGCCTGATATCTTAACCTTAGCTGCTTCTTTCGCGGCTGCTTCCATTGCCTTCCGCTGGTTCTCTCTCATTTCTCGCATTTGTTGCTCATGTCTAGCTTTTGAAGCAGCTGCCTCATCCGCACGGTGCTGAGCTGCTTCTCTATAATCCCTTATTGAATCAGCTCTATCATGTACAAAACCTAAATCTCTAGAGGCACCAATAGACATTTGACTACCTTTCATGTAGTCAGAGATAGCTTCAGCTCCATGACCTGCAGCTGTTGCATGTAAGAAGTCAGTACCACCAAAGTGTGTCTTGGCTTGCTCTGTTAAGCCTCCTTCTGCTCCTTCTCCTTGACCTAAGCTAGAGGTAAGTCTACCTGTTTGTATAGTTTCAACTAAGTTTGCAACAGCTGGGTCTACTGAACCAGAAGCAGTCTTTCTTAAAGAAGCTTGACCAGCTGAACTTGATAAATAATTTCTTACATCTTGTATACTTTTACCAGAGCGTAATGCTCTGTCATAATCTGCAGCACCAAAGAATTCTGCACCTTTGCCTGCTCCTGTCCAATCATATGTCATAGTTTAAATACTCCATGCACTAGCGGATAAATTTGAAGGTCGTTCGACGTTGACCTTTGGTATATTTTTTAATACTGCTGGCTCTTGCATGATCATATCTCCTAATTCATCAGCAATCCAATGCTTCTGACCTTGTCTATCGTATGAGACATCCAATTCTGCAGCTTCATATTTAGGTGGGTCATCAGGATCAAACTTAGGTTTATACTTACCGTTCCAATCACTCATCCAATCAGGCATCTCTCCATGTCTAGCTTGGTGCATAGCATCTTCATATACCATTGGATTGACTTGACGTATCTCTTCAAGAGAAGTGATACCTTCTTTGTCATCTAACTCTTTACCTAACTTCTTGTGAGCTGCGATAAAATCATTATCTTCTACAGTACCTTTTTGATAAAATTCCCAATCAACTTCTCCACGGGTAAGAGTCTCATAATATAAAGGATGATCTTTAGTGATATCCTCACCTTCAGTATCTTTCATGACACGTTTAATGTCTAGACCCCAATGATTTCGATCTTCACCTTTAGCAATAGCACCTTTGTCACCTATGACAACATCATCCTCATCACCAGAAGGGGAGATGGTAACTTCAGTTCCGTAAAGTTCATCAACAAACCTTCTAGCTATCTTTTGATAGTCATCGAAGTTCTTAGCTCCAACATGTATAGCACCTTGGAAAGTGTGTACGTCATCTAAATATAGTACTGGTACATCTGGTGGGTTATCTGATTTCCACCTTTTAGTACCAGGTACCATATCAACTTGTGGATCTACCCCATCCCAATAGGTATGGAACTCTTCTATTACACTGACGCCAGCTGCAGCAGCAGCAGCCCAAGATGAACTCATTTATCTTCCTCCAATCTGTGTTCTATCCACTCTACTACTGAGCGTTGTCCTGCTTTGTACATAATAACTGATAACTCCTCTTTAGGATGTGGTGTATGTTGGGGGAAATTTTCTTGTAGTTCCTTGAGTATGTACTTAAAGTCAGGTCCAAGTATGGACTCAAGCGTATTGTGGGAGGTTTGCATTTGAGTGTTCAAAGAAAGCTGGAACTCTAGCTGCTTTCGTCTCATTAAATTCAGGCGCTTTGCCTTCATACATTAAGCGATCACTAGCATCCAGCCAGAATTTTTTGTCTAAATATCTATCGTAGGTATTTATACCTAAGGGTTGAAGTATCCAATTAATGGTGGCTTTCCTAAGTTTATCCAGAGAAGCACTAGGAAATAACCCCAGCTCCCTACAAACAAGAGAATTTGTAGCAACGTGGATCTGTTCATCTCTGGATATATCAGCTGATACTGTTCTGAGACCAGCATCACCATTAAAGCGAAAGAAAGGCAATAAAACAAAGAATATAGCACGTTCAGCTACCAAGGCTTTTGTTATGGTGTGGTCGGGGTGTTGTTCCCATGCTGATCGAAGTCGAAGGGCTTCGAGCTCAGCCTGAGGCTCAGTCCCAATTGAATTAGCAATATACCCAAGAGCAAGGTCATGTTTGATTTCGTCCTCAACGTTTAGTTCTAATAGTTTTCTAGCTGCGTCGGGAACGTCTTTTTCAAGACCTTCCTGAATGAAGGCACCAACTGGTAGCTCCATATGACGTATTGCGAGAGCACGGTAGATGGTCTCTTCGGCTCCATGTTTTAGTTCTCCGGGTGTTGTTTGGACAGGAGTCCAAGTACGTCTCCTGTCAATTAGTTTTTCGTATGGTGTTTTTCTCATTCTTGACAATCACATGTAAGGGGTTCATCTTTTAAAATCCCCTCCAAGTAATCGTTAACGTCAGTTTCATCTAATGCAGCATACGCATCTGTCTTGTCCTGTACGTCTCCCATCACTTGAAGAGAGTAGTAAAGGGAGGTTTGAGGTGAATCAAGCCACTCTTGCACGAACGTATTGTCGTATTCTACAACATCACTCCAAGAGTTGAAGCTGTAGCCATGAAGAAGTCCCGTATTATCTAACATTTTCATCAGTTCGTCGGCGACCTTTTTGTAAGCATCCCAACCAACTTCACTTGCGATTTCTACATCGCCATAATTATAAGTTTGTACACCAAAGGTACCACTATCTCTGTCAACAGTCCTGCCAACAGGTGGTGCTATCTCAGGAGCACATGTAAATCCATTCAAATCTTTGCTGCGATAAGAGCAGCTAGCAGTAGGAGCAATACAAAAGGCTCGCTCCATATTGTTACCTTCTGCGACAAGCTTAGCTTCATATATGCCATGGAACATTGCAAGCGCAATTTCCCCAGCCTTTGTTTCAGCATCTCTGTATCCGTTATTTACTTTCTCTAGTGCACTCCCGAATTCTCCGTAGGTGACTTGATATCTACTGAGGAGATTCGCGAGTCCAAGGAGTCCAAGTCCGACCTGCCGGTCCGTTTCACTTGGAAGGTATTCTCCAGTCCCTCCAACGCCTGTTCGGCCATGTAAATCGCACAGCTCGGACATACCCTCACGGAAAGCCTCTGGTAAGTTGGAGATTGTAGTGGCACCGAGATTGATATGCTCGAGGAGGCATGTTCCTCGTGTTGGCAGATATACCTCAAGACAGACATTTCCATAGATACGGTTCCCATTGTTATCGTGTTTTATTTTGTTAAGCCAGATGTCCCCTGACTTGATGGCGCCAATGATGGCGTCTCTAACTTCAGTTCCGGCGTTGAACCAAGTTTCTTCTGTAACGTCGACGCATCTTTTAATCCAGGCAAGGGAAGTCCTATCAGCCCGCACGAACTCAAGAATATCGCTGTGGTCGATGTCAAGGTGACATACAATAGCGCCGTTTTTATACGTGCCGCCTCTTCTAAGTGTTTCATTTAATGTTGAGTAGATTTTTGCAAATGATACGGGTCCAGAAGCTGTTAGCCCTTTACCGTTTTCGTGACCGTTCGGTCTGAGTTTTGATAAATGTATGGCACAACCTGCGCCATTTCTGAGAGCGTGACTGGCAAATCTCCAGCTCGCCTCTATTCCTTCCGGTCCTTCCATCGAGTCTTCAACAACAAAGACTGTGCATGATACCGGTAGGCGTGACTCTGGGTTATCCAGCCATGACTGGACCCGACCAGTGCGGGAGATTACTTCTGTCATACTAAATCTTCTAAATTGGGTGGTGAATAATTTGGTCCTTTCAATACTTTGCCATCTTCTCGAAGAACTGGCTTACCATATTCGTCGAGCTTAGACATGTTACTTTCGTGTACTCTGTGCATAGCTTCATCTAGATCCCATCCCATATTAGCAGCGTACTGGTAACATACATAGACAAGATCAGCTAATTCTTTTAAACAATCTTCCTTGTTTTTATTACTAGAAAGATATAGTGTCGCCTCCGCCTCCAAAAACTCCTTGAACTCCTCCGTAATCAAGTTCCTTTGACGAGAGCGGACTTGGAGCTGGTTTGAATTCGATATCTGATAAGCCGCCCGGAACTCCTGTGCCTGTAAAGACAACCTTGTCTGATGAGTTGTATCCGGGTAAATTTTGACGTCTGGCATGGGTGAGTTCGTTTTGTAGGTAGACAATTGCTTTTTCTAGATCTTGTTCTGTACTGCCTTTGTAACCTGCTCGGCAGATATACTTAACAGCATTTCCTAAGTGGAAGGAGAGTCCTTGACCACGTATAAAATCCCAGACTTGAGTTGGTCCTCGCTTATAATAGCTGGGGGATAAGGGCGTTTGGGCCATTTTTTAACTAGGTTGGTGAGTGAATTTGATAGAACAAATGCTTGTTCTTGTAGTGCCATGAAGACAGTTATAATATCTTCTTTTTCTGTTTCAGGTTTACTAAGATTATCATACAACAACCTTAGTTTTAGATCCTGCTCCACTGTCAATTCTGTAATCGGCTTTGGGAGTCCAGGGTATAGGTTTTCGTTTTTCAAAGTCATAGTCATCTACAGTAAGTATTCGGGCGAGTCTGGCATTTGTTAATGCATCATCTTCAGTGAGATCTTTATCTTCAAACATTCCAACTACAGTTTTCCAACTGTAACCTTTATCTTCAAAAATGGTAGTAGCCCTTTTGATACCAATACCAGGACAACCAGAATAGCCATCAGTTTGGTCCCCTGAACAGCTCTGTATAAGATGCCACTTAGCTCCTTCGTTAGGTTCAATTTGTGTGAAATCATCCATATTATATAGATTACCAGGTATCTGTCTCATGTCCTTATCAGGACTGCAGATAGTACCGCCAGGATTTTTAGTGGCATAGATTCCCATTGCATCATCAGCCTCAAGTGTAGGCATGATTATAACTTTATGTTTTTCTTTTAATGCATTGATAACTCTACGATAGCCGCAGGGTTTCTTACGATTACGGTGACCTTTGTATTCGGGTAAAATTTCTTTCCTAAAATTTATAGAGTCAGAGAAGAATAATACTATCTCTGGTATATCCCACATAAATTTTGTTTTGATCTTTTCAATTTCTCTATTAACTGCTTGCATAGCATCAGAGAATTTACTTGTTACCAGAATTACATCGTTACCCCAATCAATTTCTGTTTCAGCAGCTGCACAGCTTTTATAAACTATGAAGTCTGCATCAATTAGTAGTTTCATTTAAATATTTTAGTGCCTGTTCAAGACCTTGTATTGAATCACCTAAACCACCTATAGAAGTATTGCATTTTTTACAAATCCAACCTCTAAATTTATGTGTTACTGGATCATGATCAAAATTAACTGAATCTGCTTGTTGGCCATGAGTCATTGGTATATCACATTTCTTACACGGTGTACCTACAGGTGGTCTGTTCTTTCGAATAAGATCTTGAGGTTTACCTGGACCAAATTTCTGGTTAACAGCAGTACCACGTGATTTAGCTTGCTCATTCCAGCAAGAATTGCATACAGGTCTTTTATACCTCTTTCCCCATGAATTAGCTCTTGAAGTCCATTTAGCTTCTGGCTCAGATTTACCACATTTAGTGCACTTCTGACCAGTTTTTTCCAGATTTTGACTCAGCGGCGATGGGGATCCTGAGCTTGTAGTGTTCTCCGGCTTGAGTTGCTGTCCATTCAAGGAGGAATTTAAGGTCATCGACATAGTTTGGGTGGGTTTCGTATTGTAACTCATCATGCACAAAGGCTAATTGATGAGTGTGCTCTTCAGGTAACGTAGCGTAATGTGCTAGTACCATCCATCTTTTGGCGATCGTTGCCGAGGATCCTTGGATGAGGTAATTGAGGGACTTATGCCTTTGGTCAACGCCGATATAACGACCGTCGAGTCCACGGACATAACCTCTTTCCGAAGCTCGTTTAACAGCCTTAAGGAGGTCGGAAAGACCTTCAATGGCGTCAACATACGCAGCGCGAATTTCTTTACCCTTTCTTGCTGCTTGATCTTCCCCAAGGCTTCCATCGAAGGATGTGCCAATCTTTTTGTCTCCTGCTCCATATAAGAATGCGTAGGTAACTGTTTTAACTTGTTTTCTAGTGATGCCAATTTTCTTAGCGTTTTCTGAGTGGATGTCTCCGTTAAGTATGATATCTGCGTATTTACCGCCGTCATACCTAGCGAGATAGTGTGCCAGCATACGTAACTCAATACCCGAAAGATCAGCGCCAACCATAACCATCCCTGGTGTAGGTAAAAACAAAGCCCTAAATCTTTCATCGCTTGGTACTTGTGCTAAGTTTGGATTTCTATGACTACATCTATGTGTAGCACACCCTACAGAACAATGATGATGAATACGTTTAGCAGTCGTGGATAACTTGAGCCAAGCGTTCACGCCTTCTGAGATCATCCCAAGCTTCTTTGTCAGATCTAAAAGTCGTAGACAATGCTTCGAGAATGGATTGTTTATCTCGCTCAGTGTAGTCTCGTCGATGATAGGTTTCCCAGTAGGTGTCAGTTGGGTCGGCTTCCAATCGTACTTTGTCTGAAGTATCCATGCAATCTGATCTCGTGATGTAGGGTTAAATTCTTTGAGCCGTTGTAATTCAGCTCCTTTTATGTATCCTTGCCGTGCGTTATCTCGTTTAGGAGTAAACAACGCTCCTGCACAGAAAGGGTATTGTTCGCGAAGTATTCTAGTAGTTGATTCCAGCTCTCTTCGGAGAGTTTGTTCAAGTTCTTGAGCTCTTGGTTCATCAAAGTACCATCCATGTTCCTCCTGTTGTTGTAGTATGTGGGCTACCTGGTGTTCCATTTGGACCCACTCAGGTATGGGTGGAAGTGGTCGCATAGTTTTGTAGTAACAGCAACGTCTTGTTCACAGTAGTCTTGCATCTCTTGAGACCATTCTTTCCAGTCGGTAGTCTTACCGAATCCTCCTTTATACTCTCCGAGTCTATACCCGTAGGCTTCAAGGGAATGGCGTCCATATAATTGCAATGGCATGTGAGGCCAGTTCTTAGACTTATCTATATCGAATAAATTCTGATGATATAACTTAGATAACAAAAGAGTATCAATAATAGTCCCCCTAGGATTGAACCAAGAATAGAACTTTTTAATAACAGGTATATCAAAACCAATAATGTTGTGGCCAATAATGTAATCAGCAACTTCGAGCCAACTAATCGCCGTGGTGAGGGAATAGTTACTAGCCATCGGTGCATCGTCTTTAATACTGAAGGTACCGTCACCATACGGTTCATCATTGAACGACTCAATTGTATTGGTCTCATTAGAATATAGTGATATACAGTGAATACGGGTGGCATCATTTAGTAATCCGTTTGTTTCTAGGTCAAATACAATAACATCAGCGCCCATTCCAGGTAAAGGTTTTGTCTTTAAACTTTGCTTTTTCAACGGCTTCTGGTGTAGGTGGGTTCGGTTTGTTTAGAAATTTATACCAGGGATGTTCATAGTTTTCAAAAATCGGTGGCTGGGTTGAACGATGTGGATTCAGCTTCATGTTCGATAAATTTACAGGTGTTAAGGTCGTACTCTAGTTGGCAGGCGACGCCAGTTTCGCCAGAATATCTATTCTTAAGGACTCGCACTGTCGTAAGGCTTCGTTTAGAATCGGTCTGCTGATCCCGTTCGAGCGCAATGACCTGGTCGCTGAGTTGAGCGATTGCAGCAGATCCCCTGAGCTGACCAAGGGTAACTCTTGCACCCTCTTCATGGTTTGTGTCACTGTTAGTTCTTCTCAAATGTGATACAAGAAATAATGCTATCCCTGTACGTTCAACTAAAGATCTTAGCTTGGTCATAGTTACGTCAATCATTCGACGTTCGTCACCATCAAGACCACTTAATAGTATTGAGAGGTGATCCAAGAATATAACCTTACAATCGAGTCCGGTCGCCATGTA